ACACAAGTTCGCAGCTGGGTGACTTGAACGGCCTAGGCGACTAGGCAGCTCCGCAACTTTGCCGCTTGGGGAGTTTTAGCTTTGGGAATCTCTTGGGGGGTTCAGCAAAGCCAGAGCTAACGGCTTAGGGGGTCTTCGGACCCCCTTTGTTGTGTTTATGGGTTAGCACTGATCGCCCAGCCTTTTGTTACAAGGCTGTTGTAAGCGGTAGTGGCTGCAGTTGTCCAGGATGTTTGTCCAGCGGTAGTACCAGCGTCAATGCCGAGCGTACCGTTTGACACACCAGACGTATCGATAGAAACAAGGATGTTTTCAACCGATGCAGCAGTAAGAGCGCAGTTATAGAAAGCGCGGTAGAAGTTCCCGGTCGAAACATTGTCAAACATATTGGCGGGGAAGTTTGCCAGGCTTGTACAGTCGTACCAAGCAAAAGTGTATATAGTACCAGAAGATAAATCTAAAGCAGGGAAAGAAGTTAAACTATTACAGTTATACCATGCTCCTCGACTTCTGTTTTGTGTGCTGGGATTCGTAGGTCCAAACTGCGTGCAACTAGATAGGTCAGTAACTCCAAAAGTGGTCAGACTGGTACAGCCAGACCAGGTACTTTCGACATTAGTACACTGACTAAGGTTAATTGCCGGGAATGAAGTTAGTCCTGTACAGTCCCTCCAAGCATATGCAGCTGAATACGGTGTAGTACTTGGGAGAGTAATAGCTCCAAACGAGGTCATTCCACTACAACTACCCCAAGCATAATATAAAGTCTGTGCACCACTAAAATCAAGAGCGGGAAAAGAAGTTAAATTATTGCAGTTATACCATGTATAGTTAAAAGCACAGGAGTTGGGAGTTGTATTAAAGGTGCAATTCCCAAAGGTGGTCATGCTTGTACAGTCGTACCAAGCAAAAGTGTATACGGTACCAGAAGATAAATTTAAGGCAGGGAAAGAAGTCAAACTATTGCAGTTATACCATGCTCCTTGACTTCTGTTTTGTGTGCTGGGATTCGTAGGTCCAAACTTCGTAGAACTTGAAAGATCTACAGTGGGGAAGCTGGTTAAGCTAGTACAAGTGCTCCAAGCACCCGTGAGATCAGTACACTGACTAAGGTCAACTGCAGGGAATGAAGTCAAGTTGCTGCATTCACGCCAAGCGAATGCAGCTGTGTATGACGTAGCACTTGGGAGAGTAATAGCTCCAAACGAGGTTAACCCACTACAATTACCCCAAGCAAAATACAAGCCCAACGATGCGCCTACACCGCTGAAATCTAGAGCGGGGAAGGTGGTCAGGCTAGAGCAGTTATACCATGCATAGTTTAGGTCATAGGAATTAGGAGTTGGATTAAAAATACAGTTTCCAAAAGTAGCCATACTTGTGCAGTCGTACCAGGCAAAACCGTATACAGTACCAGCAGAAAGATTTAAAGCAGGAAAGGAAGTCAAACTATTGCAGTTATACCATGCTCCGTTGCTTCTGTAACTTGTAGAGCCGTTTGATCGCCCAAAAGTCGAGCAATTTGAAAGATCTACAGTGGGGAAGCTAGTTAAACTAGTACAGCTACCCCAGGCACCGAAAACACTCGTGCATTGACTAAGATCGAGTGCAGGGAATGAAGTCAGCGCCGAACAATTAGCCCAAGCATATGTAGCTGTGTATGGCGTAGCACTTGGAAGAGTAATAGCTCCAAATGAGGTCATTCCGCTGCATAAGTTCCAGGCGCTGTATAAACCTCCATCACCTGCACTACTTAGACCGCTTAGATCAACAGCGGGGAAAGAAGTTAAACTATTACAGTTATACCATGCATAATTAAAATTACAGGAGTTAGGAGTTGTGTTAAAGGTGCAACTTCCAAAAGTAGTCATGCTTGTGCAGTCGTACCAAGCAAAACCGTATTGAGTACCAGAAGATAAATCTAAGGCAGGAAAAGAGGTCAAGCTACTGCAGTTATACCATGCTCCTTGACCTCTGTAAGATGTGCTGGAACTTCTGCGGCCGAAATTAGAGCAATTTGAAAGATCTACAGTGGGGAAGCTAGTTAAACTAGTACAGCCAGACCAGGCACCGAAAGCATTCGTGCATTGACTAAGATCAATTGCAGGGAATGAAGTCAGCGCCGAACAATTAGCCCAAGCATATGTAGCTGTGTATGGCGTAGCACTTGGGAGAGTAATAGCACCAAATGAAGTCATTTTGCTGCATAAGTTCCAGGCGCTATATAAACCTCCATCACCTGCACTACTTAGACCGCTTAGATCAACAGCGGGGAAAGAAGCTAAACTATTACAGTTATACCATGCATAATTAAAATTACAGGAGTTAGGAGTTGTATTAAAGGTGCAATTCCCGAAGTTTGTCATACTGGTACAATCATACCAAGCAAAACCGTATTCAGTACCAGAAGATAAGTCTGCATCGGGAAAAGAAGTCAAACTATTGCAGTTATACCATGCTCCTTGACCTCTGTAAGATGTGCTGGTACTGGAGCGCCCAAACAAAGTTACATTTCCTAAATCAACCGAACCCCATCTCTTCAAATTACTAGCACTTGAAGAGGCGGATTGCATATTGCTATCCCAAAACCCACCACCTTCTACTGATTCATGTTCGACGATAATCTCTTGCAAACCAATATCTGGCGTAAACGTATTAGTACCGTTCTGGCTAATGGTTACAATGTACGAACCAGGACTTGAATAGGTGTGGGTGGTATTGGCGCTGATAGCAGTGTCAGACGTTCCATCTCCCCAATCAACGTCAACCGTTCCAGCCAAGATGCCGAAGTTGTAGTCAACCGTGCCAGGCGTGACTGCTTCAGTGTCGATGATGTACTTAACGTACTTAGGTGCGTAGTCCTGTGAGTTAGTTACTTTCCAAGTCATGACACTACCTCCATAAGAAACGACACCGCGCCGTAATACGGGTCAGCGGGTTGGGATGTGTTGGTTAGTTTGTAGGTCATGGTATAGCAGCTCCAATGTCGGTCATAAGGGTGGTTACGCGGGCGTCTAGAAGGGCGAGGTCCAGGGATTCGCCGATGCTGTAGAAGGAGAGGCGGGCGTTTACGGGATTATTAAGACTTCCACTATTATTCCTGCCAAAAACAAATATGTTCCCCGCAAGTGGTGTCAGTGAAATTTTTGTAAAGGACCTAATTACAGCATTGCTAATTTCTGAATAAGAAGAACTGGCGCTTCTTGAAATTCCTAGTGTGCCAGCAAGGGATGGGAAACCACCAGATGAGACGTTATTATTCCTACTACGGGATTGAAATTCATAGTTTCCCCCACCAAGAGGGGATGAAAACAATCCTGTGACTCCGCCACTGTTAATTCCTGTGCCCGCAAGAGTAAAATTGATAGTTGGTTGCTGTGTTAAAGAAACAACAACATGCTGACTATCTTGCGGCTCAGCATTATTATTCCTATTGCTATCTAAATACTTCGTACTACCATCGCCCACCAGCCCCGTCTCTCGGTCATAATCCCCCGCCACGAAGTTGTAATTAGTGGGCACTGTTCCCTTCAACGGAACCAAAGCGCCAGCAAGCGTCCTAGCGCCAGCCAAAATGCAACTCGCTTTAATTGCATCCCAAATACCATCTGCCTTACAACCAATAATAAAATTATGGTAAGCAAGCTTAACGCCAGATTCTAGGCTTTGTCCATCAGCAGCTTCGACCGCTGCAATGTAGTTGACAACATCGCTATCATGACGCGCTAAAGTAACCTTCCCCGGAATAGAAATCGGACTCATGGTATTGCAGCTCCTATATCTGTCATAAGGGTTGAAACGCGGTTGTCAAGTAGGGCGAGGTCCAGGTTTTCGCCGATGGAATAAAAGGAGAGGCGGGCATTTGTATATGCAGCATTAACGTCTCCCCTTCTAAAAATTCTGATAGTTTCATTAAATGGGGCGGCGCTTGTACTCGCTACAGTAGTTGGCGACGAAGCTCCTCCGGTTTTGTAGACAAGCTGAGTTGAATTAGATCTGGTAACTCCAATAAGTCCAGTGTTACTGTAACTGTCGCCTGCCAGTAACAAAGGAGAATTAAGATTAAAATAATGTCCGTAGGTTGGGTGGGCATAGTGTGTGCTTGAGCCATTTACGGTAACGCCCGCTCCAAAATAAGAGCCACCGTTGGCAGTATCTGGCGATGTAACCCATACAGTAATATGCTTGTCATTTTGAGGATCGGTAGTGTTGTTTCTATTGCTATCCAAATACCTAGTCGAAAAGGGCGCACTATTCCCCTTCAATCCCGTCTCCCTGTCGTAATCTCCAGCAACAAAGTTGTAGTTAGTAGGAGCTGGACCTTTCAGCGGATACAACGCTCCAGTCAGTCCATCCCATGCTGCCATGATGCAACACGCTTTGATTGCATCCCACGTTCCATCGGTCTTACAGCCTTTAACAAAGCTGTTAATTGCATTAGCAAGATCTACTGATTGCGTCATGACAAAGTACCTCCTGCACGATAAACAGCACCGATATAACTTGCGGCATCAAGATCCATTGTGGACAAATCAGGCAGTCCACTAGCCAGTGAGTAGCTGATCAGGTTCATCAACCGTGTTGTGCGG